CAGTAGAATAATCACTGGTGGTACAAACACAGCCACAGGGTACTTAGCAGTCGCTCAGTGGAATGGTTCTGGTTACGTTAATACTGTAAGTTACTCTGGCTCTGATAATGCAACCACCTTTGCAGGCACAGTAAATTCACTAGCCATGACAGGCATAGGTATAAACCGTTTCTCACGAGCAGATGCAAGCCCTGCTGGTACTGCAAATAATGTTTACGATGACGCTGTGTTTGGTTCTTCGGATACTGTAAATACAGGAATTACTATCTTTGGCACTGGTCAGACAGGTATAGCATTTGGCGATGCTGCAGCGAACGCACAAGGGCAAGTACGTTATCAACATGGCACTGAAAAAATGGAAATAGGAGCAGGAGGTAATATTGGTTTTACTCTTGACGCTTCTCATAACGCCATCTTCGCAGGGACTGTCACAGCTAATAATACAATTACAACTATAGCTCCAGATACAGACCACAATTCATTAGAGCAAGTAGCATCAAGTACAACAGGAGCAGTTAGGCAATTATTTAAAAACTCCAACAACTCCAAAAATTTTGAACTATCTGCGTTTTTTAGTTCAGGCACAGAACAACTTGCGGTACAAAGTAAAACTAACACAATAGTTAGATTTTTTCATGGTGGTAGCGTTCAGTTTGAGGGTAACATCATAAGAAAAGCTACTCCAAATGGCAGTGTTGGTGGTCTTGCTATCACTGATAATGGCTCAGGCCCATTAGTTTCCATAGGGGATACAGGAACAACTGCAAACACCTTGTATGACTTTTATAATGGTAATGGTATTGTTGGTAAAATACAAACCAATGGCTCTGCAACAGCTTTTATTACTTCATCTGACTACAGATTAAAAGAAAATGTAGTGACTGATTGGGACGCTACGACAAGACTGAAACAGTTAAAGCCGTCACGATTTAATTTTATTGCTGATGCAGATAAAACTGTCGATGGCTTCTTAGCACATGAAGCACAAGAAGTTGTTCCCGAATGTGTCACTGGTACAAAAGACGCAATGACTGACATAGTTCTTTATGTTAAAGGTGACATACTACCTGAAGGTAAAGCTGTTGGAGATGTTAAGAAAGCATCAGCACCAGACTATCAAGGCATTGACCAAAGTAAATTAGTTCCGTTGTTAGTCAAGACTATACAGGAACTTGAAGCCCGAATTACAGCACTAGAAGAGTAGGATTTATTATGAGCAAAGAACTAAATAAAAACATTGGCAAGTTAGAAGCACAAGTTGCTATTTTGCAAAAGACTACAACTGACCTTGCTACTGAGGTGCACAATCTATCTGCTCAAATGAACAGATGGAAGGGCGGTGGCATGGTTCTGCTAGTTATTGGAACGTCACTAGGCTTTATTGTAGATACGCTATTTAAAATAGTTGGTAAATAATATGGAAATATTTAACCTTATAACAGAACTAGGGCTGCCAATAGCAAGTGGTCTAATTATGGGTTATTTTATATTTTTAGTTATGAAACAGTTAATGTCTGGTTTAGTAGGTGAAATACAAACTGTTCAAGCTATATCAAAGATGTTAATTACTAGGGCATCAATCATGAATAACGATATGGTACGTATTGATGTAAGCATTTGTTCCGCCCTACAATTACCAGTTGATTTGGGTAGAATAGCAAGGGCAGAGAATTTTGTTGAGGATGGTAAGATAGATGCAAGGCGTGACTAATGGATATAGTCAAGTTAGTTTCTGAGTTTGGCTTCCCAGTTGTCATGGCTGCTGGTCTTGGTTACTTTGTTTATTTTGTATGGCAGACAATTACCAATGTTATAGACCCTGCTGTGCAAGACATGAAGGGTACAATTATACGTTTAACAGATCAACTTAGATTGCTAGACCAAGACATGATTAGGCTGCAAGAAAAACTAAACACTGCTTTAAAGTTACAGGATCAATATGAAGATAATGATTAAAGCTATTATTAACGGATTGGGGATCCTAATTATTTTTTGTGTGTTGCTTTTTATTGCAGAAGCACAAGCGGATAAATTGACGCATAAATTTAAATCTCCTTCATTTAATGGCATTAATACTTCTAGTCATTATTTAACTATTGAAAACCAAGAACATATAAGAGTACTAACAATTAAAGAAGAAGTACAAGCGCTGCAAGATGAGATTGCAAGAGATAAAGATAACACAACATTGGCGAGGTTTATCCGCAACCTAGAAAGCCGTGTGTATGCGCAACTGTCAAGACAGATGGTAGATAACCTGTTTGGTGAAACCCCAAAGACAGAAGGTACTATTGAATTAGAAGGGAACACTATCTCCTATGGTAGTGATGGTGATTTTATAACATTAACGGTGGTTGACGCAGATGGCACTACGACTGATATTACCCTGCCTATTGGTTCTTTTACTTTCTAACTGTGTTGCCTTTGATCAGTTCGATAATACTTACGAACAAAGATACAAAATAAATAGCACAGCAAAAGTTAATGAGTTACACCTAAAAGAGTTAATTGACGTAGCTGCACCTGTCGTTAGGCCTATTGTCGCTGTTTATGCTAATTCATTTACAGACCAAACAGGACAAAGAGCAAGTAATTCAGAATTTGCGTTATTCAGTACGGCACTGACACAAGAGCCATCCGCACTGTTAATTCGAGCTTTAAAACACGCTAGTAGTGGACAATTTTTTAGAGTAGTTGAAAGAGTAGGATTAGACAATCTTACAAAAGAACGACAGCTAATACGGTCAGCAAGGGAGCAGTTTAAAGAAAAGTCTAACCCATTACAACCATTACTTTTTGCGGGTGTGTTAATAGAGGGGGCAGTTATAGCGTATGACACCAATTTGACTACGGGTGGAATTGGTGCTAGATATCTAGGTATAGGTAAGAGTGTCCAGTACAGAGAAGATAAAGTTACAGTGTCTTTACGAATGGTTTCTGTAGCTACTGGAGAAGTGTTAATAGAGGTCTTAACCCACAAGACTGTATTTAGTTACGGTCAAGCAGAAGACGTATTTATCTTTTTAGACACGGGTACAGAACTTTTAGAAATAGAAAATGGCAGTTCGAGTAATGAATCAATAACTGTAAGTTTGATGATGGCTATAGAAGGAGCTGTTTTAGAACTTATTAATATAGGGTACGAAAGGAGTTTTTGGGAACATGAATAAAATAATTAGTATTTTTATATTTTTAGCTTCATATGGAATAGCGCAAGCGCAAGACAACGAGATATATGTTGATCAATCAGGTGCTACTGCAAACATTGATTTTGAGCAACTAGGTACAGGAAACCTAATCACAGGCTTAACGGGCGTTTCTAATACACCTACGGCACTTGATTTGGATGGTGCAACAATGACGTTGGATATTAATATGATTGGGTCTACTAACAAATTCCTTGGGGATATGTGGGCAGATACTTTTACTGGTTTATATAGTTTCACAGGTAGCACTAATACATTCACAGTCAAAATTGACCCTACTAATACCTATGGCGCAGACAGCAGTAATCAAAATGTGCAAGTAACAGGCAGTAGCAATACACTTGTCTTAAATCAAGCGACTACAGCCTTAGCGGATAGCTTAGACCTTGATTGGTTAATTCAGGGATCAAGCAACACAATTACAGCCAACATTGATATTGATAATGCCACCAACTTTATGGATATTGACGGTTCTGATAACACGGTTACTTATGATGGTGACGGTGTGACAGCTAGTGCAGGGGGGTATATGTATTTAGACCATACTGGCGGCAGCAGAGCCTTTAATATACAACAGAAAAGTACGTTAAATAATGATTGGGTTAAGATTAATTCTATTGGTAGCAGTGGTACTGTTTGCGTCATCCAAAACGATCAAGGCACAGCAGTCAGTTGTTGATATTGGCGGTGTGTCTGAGTTAAACGGTAACGCACAGGTACTAAGAGACAAGCCATATGATGCAACAGTAGACTTTGCTATACAGAGCAATGATGAAGCTGTGACTACAGATGGCAGAATGGCTATTACATTTCTAGATGATAGCACCGTAAGACTTACAGAGCATTCACAGTTATATATAGATGAATATATTTACGACCCAGACCCCTCTAAATCTAAGATGGCTCTCACATTTGGATTGGGTACAGCCAGATTTATAACTGGCAATCTTAACCGCATATCTAAACAAAATATAAAGCTGCGAACACCGACAGCTAACATTGCTATACGAGGCACAGACTTTACAGCTACAGTAGATGAGCTAGGGCGTAGTCTTATTATTTTATTACCTGACGAGTTTGGTCTTTCAAGCGGTGAAATAGAAGTTGTAACGGCTATGGGTAGCGTGTTGCTTAACAAACCTTTTCAAGCCACAACTGTATCTGTATTTGAGTCAGCCCCTAGTAGTCCTGTGATACTAGACCTATCACTAGATATGATAGACAATATGTTGATTGTTTCACCACCAAAACAAAACGTAGAATTTATTGAACAACAAACTACACAGACAGCAAATATATTAGATTTTAATGGTTTAGATATTGATTATTTAGCCGAAGATTATTTGGCAGAAGACGAATTAGAATTTACAGAGTTAGATATTAACTATTTAGATGTAAATTTTTTAGAAGACCTATTAAATGTTATTGACGCGCTTGCGTTAAATAAACAAGAAGATGCTTTACAAAGTACGGGCACTGTTAAGATTACAGGTACAGAATTTGGTCAAGACAAAGATACGCAGGTTACTACATTTATTACTGGAGAAACATTAAGTATACAACGTAACGTTAGTAATTTTGTGCAGGTAGATATTGATAAATCAGAAGGCTACACCGTTATATTTACTCAAGACGGTGTAACCAGAGCTATTACTATTAATGGTGGTGGCACTAATACTATAACAATAAGCCAAGGCAGCTAATGAAAAAGTACATTGTTCTTATACTGGCAGTTCTAAGTGTCCCTATGATAATGCAAAGCACACCGACTGAGGTTTTAAAATTAAGGACATTTGATGCTTTGGTCTACACTCCTCCTGCTAGTGGCAACTTTACAATATTAAACATAACTGAAGACGATGTTGAAAATGAGGGTGGTTATCCTTTTCCTCGTAATAGGCTTGCTGAAATTCACAAAACTATATTAGAGAACGGTGCAATGGGCGTTGGCTGGGTTATGTCGTTTCCACAAAGTGATCGGTTTGGTGGCGATATAGAGTTTGCACAACAATTAATAACCTCACCAAGTGTTATAGCAATGTTTGAAAATGGCAAAGGTGTTTACCCTACACCTACAGGAACAGTCGTAAAGGGCGATGATGTTGGTGGTGTGTTTACTACTGGTGTAAAATCTAATATAGAAGTCTTAGCGTCAAGCAGCCTACAAGGCATTGCGGTAGCTCCTACTGAGGTTGATAATCTAGTAAGAAGAATACCTCTACTACTCAGAACACCAGATGGATGGGTAGCCTCGTTTGGTACGCAAGTTCTAAAGGCAATAACAGGAGCTAGAAGCTACATTATAACTACAAACGAAAATGGCATACAAGAAATAGCAGTTCGAGGATTGCCGCCTGTCAAGACCGATAGCTTTGGGCGTAAATGGATTAGTTGGGTAAAGACCAGTGAAACCACACTTTCTGAGATGGATGTAAAAGATAAATATGTGTTCATAGGTGTAACTGCTAACGGAGTAATGCCTCAAATTGCAACGCCTGTTGGTTTAGTAGAACCTCATTATATACAAGCTGCTTTAGCTGAATCTATGCTCGTTCCTAATAGTCCTTACATACCAGATTATGCACTAGCAGCAGAGTTAGGTATATTTATAGCTACAGTGTCCCTCACATGGCTACTACTGCATGTGTTCGGCATTACATGGGGACTTATGTCAGCAGGGGCAATTATGTCTCTGACAGCCTATCTAGGGGTTTATCTTGTACAGCAGGGTATTCTTATAGATGTGACTTGGACAATGGTCAGTCAGTTTATTACAGCGACAATAGCTTTTTATCTGAGATTTAGGCAGCAGTTCAAATTAAGACAACAAATTAAAAAACAATTTGAGCATTACCTAGATCCCAGACAGGTTAAACAATTACAGGATAAACCAGAGCTATTGGTTCTCGGCGGTGAAAAACGATACGCAACTTTTTTATTTACAGATGTGCGAGGATTTACTAGTATGTCGGAGACTTTACCTCCAGAGCAAGTTGCTTACATAATGAACAAAGCTTTAACAGCTCAACAATATGCTGTGCAAAACAACGGCGGTATGGTAGATAAGTATATTGGTGACGCGATGATGGCTATTTTTAATGCACCACTAGATCAAGAACGCCATGAAGAGTTAGCGGTGCAGACGGCTTTAGATATAGAAACTAACATGCTTGTTCTTAATAAAGAGTTAAAGGAACAGGGGCTGCCAAAAATAGTTATAGGTATAGGTATTAATAGTGGGGAGGCTGTTATAGGCAATATGGGCAGTGACACAAGATTTGATTACACAGCCATTGGTGACGCTGTAAACACCGCAGCAAGACTAGAGAGCTCTACAAAAGAATACGGCGTTGATATATTAATAGGAGAGTCTACTATTAACAAAATAACTCAAAAGTATAAGTATGTTAGAAGTATAAATGTAAAAGGTAAAAGAAAAGCTTTGAAAGTTTACACTATTTAAAGGAAAGAAAATGCTATCATCACTAATAGGGCCAGTCACTGGATTACTTGATAAGTTTATCCCTGATAAAGATCAAGCTGCTAAACTCGCTCACGAAATAGCAACGATGAGTGAAAAAGCGGCTGCTGAAAATGCCATAGCTCAACTTGAAGTTAACAAGGCTGAAGCCCAGTCAGGCTCTTTATTTATTGGAGGGTGGCGCCCTTTTACCGGCTGGGTGTGTGGAATTGGTTTAATGTATAATGTAATCTTGTCACAGTTCCTAGCTATATGGTTTGAAGTACCAACAGTAGATCCGTCATTGCTAACTCCTGTACTTATGGGTATGCTTGGTATGGGAGCTATGAGATCATATGAAAAGAAAAATGCAGTAGCAAAGGAAAAATAATGGCTGTTAAAAAGAAATCAACCGTTAATAAGGCAGGTAATTACACTAAACCTACAATGCGTAAAAGTCTTTTCAATAGAATTAAAGCGGGAAGTAAGGGCGGTAATGCAGGTCAATGGTCTGCACGTAAGGCTCAAATGCTTGCCAAACAATATAAAGCTAAAGGAGGAGGTTACAAATGAAAGGCGTTAAACATTATAAAAAAGATGGTACTGAACATAAAGGCAGTTCACATAAAATGGCTAATGGTACTTTACACACCAACAAGTCTCACACTAAAACAAGTGTAAAACTATTTCACTTTAAAGATTTAAGTAAAAAAGCTAAAGTAAAAGTTAAAGGCAAAAAATAGTGGCGCTCGCAAAATCTCAGAAGTCTTTAAAAAAATGGACTAAACAGAAGTGGAGAACTCCTAGTGGTAAGAAGTCTTCTAAAACTGGAGAAGTTTATGCGCCGTCTGCAACCATTAAAAAACTTAAATCAACTGCGGCAGGTAGAAAAAAATTAGCTGCGGCAAACAAAAAGAAAAGAAAGGCCACTGCTAAGGGTAAACAATTCGCTAGTCATGGTCTACATAAGGGAAAGAAACGTACATGAGTAATAAATTAATTAGGCAGCTTAAACGCCACGAAGGTATGAAGCTAAAGCCGTACCGATGCACGGCAAAAAAACTCACAATTGGAATTGGTAGAAATCTTGAAGATGTTGGTATCTCTGAGGATGAGGCCGAAACACTATTAAGACATGATATTATTGAAGCTACAAAGCAGCTATTAAATGCTTTTCCTTGGATGGGTGCGTTAAATGACGCTCGTATATCAGCGCTAATTAACTTTACATTCAATGTAGGTATTGGAACAGTTAAAAAGTTTAAAATTACCTTGGGTCATTTAAAGAATCATGCATTTGAAGAAGCCGCCGATGAGATGTTAACCTCACGTTGGAGTGAGCAAGTTGGAGAGCGCTCAAAAGAAGTGACTGAACAACTTAGAACCGGTAAGTGGGCCAGTTAAATAAAAGTATTAGACTATTTTTTATATATGAGGTATGTTATGAACGAAGAAACTAACTCTCAAGTAACAACATGTGGAACATGTGGTAACACTTTTGATGCATCAGAAATAGATAATTATCCTTGCTGTGATAACCTTGAAGAGGTTAAGGAGAGTGTAACTGTACGTATTACTCCGCTCCCACCAGTGTTAGGGACTACTTTTAGGTGATAATATGCCACTACAAAAATTGTTGTTTAAGCCCGGAATAAACAGAGAAATTACTAGTTATAGTAATGAAGGTGCATGGGTTGATGCAGATAAAATTAGATTTCGCCAAGGATTCCCTGAGAAAATAGGTGGTTGGGAAAGTATATCCTCTGCTACGTTTTTAGGTGTATGTCGATCTTTAAAAGCTTGGGTTACTCTCGGTGGTGTTGACTTGTTAGGAGTAGGAACTAACCTAAAGTTTTACTTAGAACAAGGTGGGCAATACAACGATATAACTCCTATAAGAGCCACTAATAGTTTAACAAATCCTTTTACAACCGTTAACAACAACACTGTTGTAACAGTTACAGACGCTACAGCAGGATATGAAAATGGGGATTTCGTTACACTTAGTGTTGCTAGTGCTGTTGGTGGGTTAACTCTAAACGGTGAATTTCAGATAACTTATATTGCTGGTAATACTTATACCATAGTATCTCCCACTGCTGCTACTTCTGGCGCAACAGGCGGTGGTTCAGTAACAGCAACATATCAAATTAATATCGGTGCTTCTGTTGGCGTACCTATTGTAGGTTGGGGTGCTGGCGCTTGGGGACTTGGAGTTTGGGGAACTGGAGGTTCTTCGGTAAAACCTATACGTCTTTGGTCACAAGCTAACTTTGGACAGAGTTTAATATTTGGTCCTCGTGGTGGAAGTATATTCTTTTGGGACGGTAGTGGGAGTAGTAGTACAAGAGGAGCGCTAGTTTCTGGTATTTCAGGTGCTAGTGGAGTGCCTACGGTACAAAACCTATTAATTACTTCTGACGCTAGTCGGTTTGTGTTTTGTATTGGGACAAATCCAATTGGTACTACTACACAAAATCCTATGCATGTTAGGTGGTCATCACAAGAAGATTTTCTCGACTGGACTCCTTCAGCAGTTAATCAAGCAGGTAGTCTGACGTTATCTCGTGGTAGTGAACTAGTAGCCGTTATGCAAGCACGACAAGAAATTCTTATCTGGTCTAATTCCGCCTTGTATTCGTTTCAATATGTTGCACCTCCCATTGTATGGTCTTCGCAATTAGTTGGAGATAATATATCTATCGCTTCACAAAACGCTATGGCTTATGCTAACGGTACAGCTTATTGGATGGGCAAAGATAAATTTTATAAATACGACGGACGTACTCAACCGTTACCATGTGATGTACGACGTTATGTGTTTGCCGATATTAATCCTCAACAATATGATCAAGTGTACGCAGGTACTAACGAAGGTTTCCACGAAGTATGGTGGTTTTACTGCTCTTCTGCATCTAAGACTAATGATAGATACGTGGTATATAACTACTTAGAAAATACATGGTACTATGGTACTATGGGACGTACAGCGTGGTTAGATACTGGAGAAAGACCTTCACCAATAGCTGCTACATACAATAACAAACTTGTTGTTCAAGAAGTTGGGTGTGATGATGCGGAAACAACTTCTCCTGTAGCGATCCCTGCTTATGTATCATCAGGGCAATTTGATCTAGATGAAGGAACTAATTTTTCTTTTGTGTGGCGTGTGTTACCAGACTTAAACTTTGATGGGTCTACCACTAGCGCTCCTTCAATAGATATGAGTTTATTGCCACAGGCTAATTCTGGTTCTGGGTATAATGATCCATTATCGCAGGGAGGGTCAAACGAAGGAGCCGTTACACGTAGTAGCGTAGTTCCTGTAGACCAGTACACAGGACAAGTTAATGTAAGAGTTCGTGGTAGACAAATGGCGTTTAAAATTGAATCTTCTGGTGCAGGGGTTAAATGGCAGCTAGGCTCACCTAGAATAGATTTACGTCCAGATGGGAGGCGGTAATGGCTAATAACAACCACATAGTAGGGTTTCGCGCTCCTGCTTTACCTTATCCACCTCAAGAATATAGACCGTTTCAATTTGAAGAGTTCAACAAAGTTTTGCGTTTGTATTTTAATCAGGTAGACACTGCCTTACGAGATAAATCTTTAGCTCAACAATCTGATGCAATGGGATGGTTTATAGGTTAATGGCAAACACGTACGTAAATGCAAAACTAGATTTGACAGCAACAAGTGTGACTACGTTGTACACTTGCCCTGCGTTAACAACGGGAGTAGTAAAGTCTATTTTGGTGTCGGAAGACACGGGTAACGCAGATACAATAACTGTAACAATAACAAACGGCTCAACTGTATTTAGTCTGTTTAAAGTTAAAGCAATCGGGGCTAATACTACGGTAGAACTACTAACCGCCCCTTTGATTGTACAGGCTGGAGAAATATTAAAAGTGACAGCGGCTACCGCTAACAGATTGCATGTTGTGGCAAGTATACTGGAGATTACTTAGGTGTTGTTAGATAATAATATAGATAGACAACTTACAGGTATAAATGATAGTATATCACGGTTGACTGAGGATTTAAGATATGGCTTTTAATTATTTCGACCTTTTTAAACTTTTGGCTAGTACAGGAGTTGGTATTTATAGTGCTAATCAACAAAAGAAAAACAATCTTAGTAATGTTGGCATTACTAGTGGAATTGCAAATAATGCTAAACTTCCAAAGTTTAAATATAACAGTGAACCGGTTGAAGAGCGGAACGATACAGGTAGACGTCCCGGCAGTAGTGGGCGTCGTTATCTTACAGATGCTAATTATACTGATGAAGCTGGAAACGTTGTTGAGGGTCTTGTTTCAGGCAATCAAAATGGTATCGGTGGAGGCAACCCGATCACTCAAGAACAAGCTGAATCGCAAGGTGTAAACGCTGTAGATATAGCTAAAGGCGTTGCGTTAGGGTATATTATTCCCAAGGTAGCTTCAGCCGCATACACAGGGATAAAAGCTGGAATAGCAAGTGGGAGTGTTGCAGCAGGAGCAAAAGCTGCACTAGCAAAATTAGGTATTGGTGCAGGTAAAACTATTGCTAACAGTGCTGCTGCAGGTAATACTCTATCCGGCGGGGGTACTATTATGTACGATATGGCAGGTATGCCTTATATGTCTAACGCTGGTATTGCAGGTGCAAATGCTGGTGCTGGTACTACTACTGCAAATGTTGTTACTCCTACTTTGAATACGGGTTTCGGCGGTTTAGGTACAGGAAACCTAGGTTTAGGAGCGCAAGGTAGTGCTTTAAGTAGTGCGGCAGGAGGCGCGCTTATGGCAGCAATCCTTGCAAAAGGTGCATTTGGTATGCCTAGTGGTAAAGCTAATATTGAAAGAATTGCTAGGGAACGCCAAGATAAAATAATAAAAGAGAAAATTAATCCCTTCACTGGTATGATGGCGGCTATGTCTGGTATGTCTAATGCCGATTTATTAGCAAGCCAAAGGCCACCTCAAACACCTTGGGAGGCTGAACAGGCTTATATTAGAGGTAATGAATTAGGATCTTATAGAGGACAAGGTACAGGCGGTGGTGGCGATCAAGACTACGAAGTTGACTCCGCTAGACAGCAGTGGGAAATGAACCCTGAGCGAGATAGAATAAATCAAGAATTTTTAGCTCAAGGCGACAACGCAAAATACTATAACCCTGACATGAGCCGCACAAATTATATGGGTAAGGTGTATGAAAATAATGCAGGTTTGACTGCATTAGCTAACGCCTCTAGAGACTTTAACGCAGGAATAACAAATGTAAACCCAACACAGACTGCTGTAGCCCAATACCAAGAGTTTATGAAAGATCCAAACAATTCTGGAAAACAATTTCAGTATACTCCTAATTCTAAAAAAGAAACACAAACTCTGAACGCTGGTGGTATAGTAGGAAACAATCCAAACCCTAATGGGTAT